TCTGCACCATATGAATCTGCTTGAAAACCAGATATTGTATAGCCTTTCATTCTATTAAATGTAGGAGAAATTTGTGCATATAGAGCAGGGTATGCACGATCATATCTAATATCAAAATATGCACATTCACGCATTATTGTTCCAAATTCATCAAAATACATTTTATACTGTGGTGGTTGAATTGATCCTATACCAGACAAGTATGTGTTTTGTACTATACCGCTCATTGCATATTTTCTAAATGATTCATTTGCATCAATTTGTTTGTCTCCAAAGGCAGAAGATAAAGTTTCAGAAACTGCAAATACGCTATTTTGTGAATAATTTTCTGACAAAGCATATACATTTTCAAACATGCATTTTGAAGATCCACGAACAAATACCGCCATATTATTATAAATTGGTAATGGATCATTGTCATCTACAACTTTTATTAATTTATTATTAATATATAAATAAAATCTTCTAGTTTTTCCTATATCCTGATATTCAACAGATAAATCATATACCGTTGGATTTTCTTCTCCAGCCATCCTATACTGTCCAACAAACTTTCCATCATCAACAATTATGCTAGTAATTCCTCCCCAAAGCTTAATAGGAATGGCATTATTATTAGATGCGTCTTTTTTTATTTTATAAAAAACAATATTATTTATATTTACTGCTGCCTCTCCATCATTATCAAGTTTTAAATATGAATCTATATTTGTTTCTGTAAGAGCAACAATTTCAAAGTAGTATCCATTATTTGTTTCTGGATTAATTAATACACCAATACCGCCAGAACCTCCGCCGATATTTACATTTTGATCAGGTTTTACACCATTTACTTGAAAATATGATGTTGATCCAATAGGTGTTTGAACTCTGGTTTCATTATTTTCAATTTTTCCAACAATCCTCATTCTTGTTCCAAAATGTTTGTAAGCACCGTCTAAGTTTTTATATACATACGATATAAAATTTAGTGGGGTTTCTGTAGTTTTAAATGATGGTCCAGTCATAACTAAAGCAGAAGACTGCACCGTTCCAGATTGTGTTGATTTAATTTTACTAATGGATGTTTCACTTAAATAGCTAGTAGCCATAAAGTTTTTAATTATACCGTTTCTACTTGATTGTTCTGCTAATGAATTATTAACTCCTGCTGGCCCAGATGTTGTTGCTGGAACAGAGACATCTTCATCAAGTGTTGTAGTAAACAGGTACTGGGTTTCCATATTACAACCACGAACATGGGAATTGTTATACCAGTATGCATTAATTCCAGCGGTGTGTGAAACTACTGGGGTACCAAAACTACCACGCCCATGCTCATATACTGGCCCCTGCTGCAATCTAGTAATCCCTTCAACAGTTTCGTAATATGGCTGAGAGTATATTCTTACTAATCCCGTTGGATATATTTTTCCATTGAATGGAAGCATGCTAAAATATTTTTGATATTCTTGATTATTAGAAATCCAAACATTGCTTCCTCCATCCCTGTGCGTACTTAGCCAATTCAAAGTTAATGATTCTTTTTCAATAACAGCTTGGCTAGATGTTATTTGACCAGATTTTATCTTATTACTTATTTCTATATCAAATTGATTCTCTACTTCTGTTGGTATAGATTTCCCTGGCAAAATTATTTGAGGATAGGATGTATCAATTAAACCATTGTCTAAAATTGGATACCAAACTCCAAGACCAACATTAAATTGAACAGCATCATACTTAATAATTTCACCATTAGAATATAAATACCCTTGATATCTAGTTGAAAAATATACGCTTTCTCCAAGATCAATTGTATTATTTATTACAATACCGTTTGATACAGTTGGTAGTTGATTTGATAAATCAGAATTTAATGGCATAGCCCCAAGAACATAAGATCCTTGTTTTGATGGTATTTCATTAATGGTCTTATTCTGTTCATCTCCAGAAACCTCCCATAGCAATGATGGTTCATAAACCCAAACCTTTTCACGATCTACCAGATTTTGTTCTCTAATTGATCCATAAGATCTTTTTATATATCTGCTAGTATATGAAATTTGTCCATCGTTATATACCCGTTTATCTTGAGACGATATTGAAATAATATTTGGCAAGTTTCCAGATGTAGCATTTTGTATAATTCCAGAATCCGTTTGATTATTAGATCCAGAAAGAGTAAAATCTAGTTCTCTATCGCCCTCTTCTGGCATTATATAATTTTTACTCATAACAATAAAATTATTATATTCATCAAAAAACATCGCAGACTGTGTAGATATTGCTAACTGATTTAACACCTCAGCAACATTTTGATCTGGCGCTATAAAGAAAAATGGAATTATAGGATCACTTTCTCCAGATATTCTTTTAAAGGTATAGTTTGTAAATCCAATAAAGTCTAACAATGTTGATACTGCAACACTTAGTGATGTCTGTGTTAGCAAAAGTTGTGGAGCTGGCATTGATTCTAAAAAGAAATAAAAATCTCTAAGATTTATTGATATAGTGCCTGCAGTAATATCAGCCTGCGGCATCCCCTCTGAATATAGTGTTTTAATAGGTATAAAATAATCTGCATCATTAACATTTAATATTTTTTCATAAAAAGAAAATTTAATATTTTTTTGTAAATATGGAGCAACTATACTAAGCGGATTATTATAATTAAAATATTGTTGTTCATCAAAAATGCTTATGGATCCAGTTGAGGCTAAAAGTTGTCCTACAGGTAATGATGTTATACCTATATCAGACAATATTTTATTAACTCTATACTCTATTACTCTATCAGATATATCAGAAACAAGTCTTGGAGACATTTCAATTAAATCAAAAGTGCTATCAAATTTATTCATTATTTCAACAATAACTCTGATACCCTGTATAAATTGCATCTCTCTATATTCTGTATCTCCAGTTAATGGATTAATATATGTATTTAAATAACTAAAATCTGTAACAAAATTACTTTTATTAGAAATCTCTTCTGATCCAAGGCTCCATCCATATGTTGGTATAAATGTTTGATACCCCGATTGAGTATAAATATAAAATGTACCAATTGAGTTTTCATCTTCAATAACTAAATAAGAATCTCCTATGTTGGCGTTTAATGGTAATAATGTTGAAGAAGATAAAGTTTCTTTAAAAGAAAAAATAGATTTATAATCATTTGGAACTACTAGACCATACTGTATTTCAACATATCCATCAGATTTTATAATTGGCGATCCATATTCTCTTGTACTATTTTCATTAAATGCTATTGCATCTATCCAATTATTATTAACCAAATATTGAATTTTCCATCTAGATGGAGTTGATTTATTTTGTTCTCCAAATAATGGATCATCAATTTGTCCAGTTTGTGTTATGTATGGACCAAGGTTTACTGTTCCAACGTTTGTTTGCATTTTTATAATAATTCTATTGGATGGCACTGGATTTTTATAAACTACAAACGGTACAGCGTCATCAATATAATTTAGTCCATTTAATATATTATTAGCTATTCCATATTCAATATTATTCTCAGTTCTATATGATGTCCAATATTTGAATTGATCATATCTTGATGCCATATAGTATCTTGGCCTTTCAGCCATAGCAGAACCTGAATTAGCCAAATAGCGATTATTTAAATATAGTAGTTTATTAATTCCAGAACGTGGCCTAAATGGTTTTAAACAATCTTCTAGGGAATAAATCATTTTCATTTTGTCTTTTTTATATGTAAATTGCTGTGGTACATCATTATCTGTAAACCCGTTATCAACAACAACATCTGCATCTGTAGCTCCAGTATAATAATTCCCTGAGTCTAAATTGTCAAAGCTATTTGGAACAGTATGATAAATTGAAGAAGAATCATCTGGTCTGTATCTATAATTTCCAACTAAAAAAATATTATCTGGCATATTCATATTCCATTCAGCCAGAACTAAGGAGTTTAAACTTATTGTAGGAGAAGTTTCCAAATACTGTTGTAATTCATCATTTACAAACATTTAAACTTCTTCCAGTGTTACCGATATATTCCACATGTCAAAATTATTTCCACCACGTTTTACTACCGAATATTTAAAGTCTGAAAAATATACCTGTATTACTTCATTATACTGATTCAAATGTGTGAACGCTTCATTATCATCACCAAAATTAGAATAGTTGTCATATGCTAAAAACATCCAAAATGGTCCAGGATGTGAGTTGTACCAGTCTAGTATTTCTACTCCTCCAGCGCCTCCATCAGCAGTATATTCTTGATCATTATTTTGATATGGTGAAATACCAGTATTAATATTGAATTCGGCATTTTGAAAAAATCCTCTTGAAGGTAATAAATTCCAGGATAAACCTATTTGCATTTTATCTGCTATATGATAAGATCTCATTCTTCCATTTATAGTTCTTTGTCTTTGCTCAATTCTTTGTACACCAAAACTAATTTCATTTCTATTATGATCAGATAAGATAATGAATTGATCTATTAAATCTGGGTCAGTACCGCCTGGAACATCAGATCCAACTTCGTATCCATCTGGTAAATAAATTCCTCCAGTAAGAGTTCCAGGATTGTTAGACCATAAAACTGCTTGTGGTCTTTGGTATTTTCTTCTTCCTGTTAAATATCCTGCGGTAGCCATTATGCTCTTTGACCTCTAATTCTTTGTAAATCAATATATCTAATTTCATCTATAACAGCTTTGGCAATACTATCTGCACTTGCATTTGTACTACCTACATTAATATCAACACTATAATTATACACTGTATTGGAATTATCACTTACAGAACTTATTGCATTTTGAACAGGCATTGAAAAAGCGGTTGGTCTAGAAACAGCATATGTAGGTTGTTGATAAGACTGGGTAATAACATTTCCAAGATTTGAGCTAGATTTAAGTTTTCTTGCAATCATTGATGGATACTTAGATTCATTAATAGCATTTAATAAAGGACCAAAAGATTTTGCGGCTGATTTATTCATTACAAACTCTCCTGGAGTTAAAAGAGCTGGAACAGAATCAGAGCCTACCCTACCACCAAATGCCATTGGCTTAATTTTTCCACCATACATTTTTGCCTGAATGCCCGTTATTGCTGTTCTTCCATCAACTGTCTTAGTTGATGTCACTGTTCCTTTTGATACAAGCCCAGACGATTGAGATGAATTTGCTGCTGCAATATTTGCTGCTGCTTTTCTTGCTGCTTCTGCAACGGCATCCCATCCTTTTGCAATGTCTCCAACTAAATTTTTTCCAGCATCAAGAACTTTGTTATATTTATCAGCTTCTATTTCAGCAGCTTTCAATGCAAGAGCAGAAAGTTCCCATTTAGCTTTTTCAAGATCAATAGCATCTAGTCTACTTTTTAGTTCATCTTTAACTTTATCAAGTGCAGCCTGTTTATCTGATAACTCTTTTTCACGAAGGGGAAGTAAGTCATTTTGTAATTTATATAAGGCATCTTCATTTATACGAATATTTGCTACTGCTGTTTCTCTACCTCTTTCAAGAACATATATTTCGTCTTCTTTAGATCTTATTTGCTCTAGTAAAACAGGTCTTGCTAATTCAATATTATAAATTTGGTCTTGTTTTGCAAGAATTTCTGCTTGAACAAGATCACGTTTTTCTTCAAGAGCAAATATCTGTTGTCCAATTTGGAACTGCTGCTGTTCAATTTGAGCACGAGTTAATCCACTAACTGGTCCACGAAGACCACCAATTTCAGTCTCTCGTGCTGCCTGAAGAGTTCCTGTAGCACGTTGTGCTGCTGCTGCTGCTGCCTGCGCTCTTGATTCTTGTATTGCTTGAGCAGCAGCAGAAATATCTCCACGTGTTAAAGCATCCGCAACAGAAAGCCTTTGTTTATCTTGATTAATAATTTCTTGATTAACATCTGCAATTTGTTGTAATGCTTTTTCTTGTGCATCATATTTTGCATTTATTCCTTCAGCAGCTTTATCAATTAATGTTAGATCATTTGCAAGATCTGAAGATTGTTCTTGAAGAGCAGCAATTGGTCTATCAAACTGTATTTCAATATTACGTTGTAGCTTAGATATCTGTTTATTTAACTCTTCTATTGGCCTATCAATCTGAGTTTCAATTTGTCTTTGTAGTCTTTGTATATCTTTTTGCAAAACCTCAATTGGTCTTGTAAAGTTCATTTCTACATCTCTTTGATCTGCCTGTATCTTTCTTTGTAGATCTGATATTTGTTTTTGTACATCATTTACAGCATCTTGTGCAGCCTTTACTTCTTTTTCTGCATCAATAATTTTAGGTTTATATTCTGCTTCTGCCATTTTAGATTGAATATCAAAAACTTCCATGGCTTTACTAAATGCTTCATCAAATTGATCCTGTACAGATTTAGTATTTAATAAAATATCAATTTGTTTTAATTCTGGAATTTGTTCAATATATTTTTTTAATTTTTGAGAATCTACCTGGCCATCTTTAAGATCTTCAATAAATTTTTCTGCTAATATTGGATTAGATAATATTTCTCTTATATCTTCTCCCTCAAGTCCAAGTTTTTGTAGTATAGGAATAATATTTGCAAATTTTTGTTGAAATTCAACTTCAGCATTTCTTGTTTCAAAGAATTTCTTTAGTTCTCCCTTTGCAAGTTCTATGTTTACATTTTTTATTAAATAAATAAGCTCTTCCCATTTTTTTGTTCCAACTTTTGTAGTAGCCAGTGCAGCAGCAAGAATTGGATCAGATGCAATCTCAAATGCCTTACCTGTTTCAATTCCAGCTCTTTTCAACCGATTATATGCTTTATTTGTATATGCTAACTCTAACTGCTGCTGTTTAAGTTGTTCAATTGCTTTCTGAAATGCAGATTTTTCTCCATCTTTGCCGCCAGTTTTAGTTCCAAGTAATTTTTTAATTTCTTCTTCTGTTACCTTAGCAGCATCAAGAATCATTTTTTTATATCGTTCAAGATTTAGTTGTGCCTGAACAAGCGCTGTTGCATCTCCAGTATATCCAGCATTTACTTGTTTAATTGCTGAGGCAAGTCCAGGAAGTATAGCTGTAAGACCTAAAGCTTGTGCTCTTAGCATTAACATTGCATCTGCGTTATTTGTAATTCCTACAAATAGTTTTTGTGTTTCTGGTTCTAATAGTTTAATTGCTGCATTAAGAGCTAACATAGAAGATCCAGGATTTGCGGCTTCTAGGGCTTTCATTTGTGCCTCTAGTTGATTAAATCCTTGATTAAATTCTTTAGCCCCTATAGCACCAGATTTTAAACCGCCAGCAAGTCCAGTCATCATATTAAATAGATTTTGACCAGCTGCAGCTGATGCTCTTTGTAGTGCTATTGTAGGCTTAAGCTCTTTTGTATAATAGCTGTACATAGCGCCGTTTTCATAAATTCCTTGTTTTAATACTTCAACTTCTTTATATCCAGTTTTTGCTGCTACAGCCAATTCATTTGTTATATCAGAGGCAAGTTTAGCAAATCCAGACTGGCCCTCTTCTGTTTTAAGATCTAAAGACTTAAGATCAATTTTTACATCGGTTTTTCCTGCTTCTTCACGCAAAGCATCAATTACATCAGAAATCATTTCTTTGCCAAAGCCTTGTCCAGCAAGAGATAAGGCTATAGTTCTAAATGTAATTTCTGCTTCTTTAGCAGTTGCCTTTCTTAGTTCTGCTATATCATCTGCAAAATCTTTTTGGAAAGACTCTGTTGCTTTTAATTCATCAACCCTTCCTCGTCTTTCAGCAGTCATTCTGATCTGTGGAACACCTTGAGTCATAGGATTTTGTGTGGGCTTTATTCCAAAAAAATCACCAAGAGTTTTTAATTTTTGAGATGTTATATTTGCAGCATCCGCAAGCCCCATTATTGCACGACGTTCTTTTTCTCTTTGGTTATTAATAAATTTAAACGCTGCAATAGATAGACTAACTACTCCAACAAGAGCACCTACTACTCCAGCAAATCTTAGTAAAAATTTTCCTGCAGTTAATAGTTTAGACCCAAATCCAGCAGTATTTGCAAATAATCCTTTAAAGCTTGTTGCACCCATAGCGGTAGCAATTTTATTTGCTCTTGCAGCAACTACATTTGCAAACATTTCTTGTGTAAGTAGTTGTACTACTGACATTAAACCAAACATTAGTCCTGATATTTTAAATACCGCTTCGGATAGTCCTTGGAATCTACCGCCGAATGCTGATGCGACACCGCTAACACTTGTAAGAGCAAAAGAAACACCCATAAGTGCACTATTAAATTTAGCTAGATTTTTGGTTGATCCACCAAATCCACCAGCACCACCATCTCCTCCAGCAGCGCCTCCTAAACCTCTTCCAGCATTTCTTGCTCCACCTCCACCGCCAGTTCCTTGATTAACGCCATCAATTGCAGCGTCTCCTAGATTTTGACCAGCTAGTGTTACGTCATCCATTCCTTCAAACATGCCTTGTTCAAGACCGCCAACTACATTGTCACCTTCTTTTATTGCTCTTCTTGAATTAGATTGAGACTGTGTGCCTTGTGCTATTCCTCTTATTGCTGCATCTCCGAGCTGAACACCAGCAATTCCTGCTTCTTGTGCTTCTTGAAATAAGGCTTGTGTAAAAGCTCCAGCATCGTCTTTGAGTTCTAGTAGTCTTGCTTTTGCTTCAACACTTAGCTGATTCCACATATTTTGTAAAGATTGAACATTTAGTCCTGATATTTGTGCTATTTCATCACCAATATTAAATGCTTTTGTAATTTCTTCTCTAAAGTTTAATACTTTTCTTTCAACTTGCTCAAGTGCTCTAAGATCTTTTTCAGGATTATATGCTCTTTGCTCTTTAGTTTCGTAAAAATCTCCCTGCAATCTTACATCCGTTACAGCAGCAGCTGCTCTGCTTTGATATGCTAAAGATACATCTTTTGATTCTGCTCCACGCTTTGCAACTTGACCGAGTACAGATGCACCAGCTCTAGTTGTTGGATGAATTCCTTCTTGTAATTGTTTTAATTCGGCCTCAAATTGATCAATAGACATATTTAATTTTTGTGCCATTTCCGCAATGTCTGTTTGTGATAATGAATCAGTTACTTTATGAATGCTATTTAAATAATTATTTATTCCGCCAAGATCTGCAATAAGATTATCAGCATTCCATAGTTTGGCATCAACTATCTCACCAGCAACCTCTATTTGTTGAACCTGTTCAGAAATATGAGATGCTTGTTTTCTTTGTAAAGCACCTATCTTTCTATTTATTTCTTCAGCACCAAAACCAAGTTGTTCAAGATATGAACGAACGGATTCATCAATTGCCTGTAATTCTGCATCAAGTGTTGACCAGTTAATTTTACTAGTTTGTCCTTTAATTGCAGATGGTGCTTTATATAATGCTACTTTATCCATGCTCTTTATATCTGAAGCTGTTTTAGTAAATGTTCCCGATGCTGATCCAGTTCTTCCTATTCTATATCCTGGAATATTTCCTGCAATCATTCCCTGTATTAGTGGTGCATATTTCTTTGCCATGTCTGCTGGAATAACTGCTTCTCCTGGAGTAAGCATTGCTGGAACTGTATCCTGATTACCACTTCCAGGAACGGATATAATTCCAGTATTAAATCCTGGTAAGAATGGTTGACGCATCATTCCAGGATTTATTTTTGAAAAGTTTGCTCCAGCAACTATTGCTCTTTCATATGACTGTGCAAGTTTTTGTACTGCGCCAGATTCCACATTGAATGTTTGTATTAATCTAGCATGTGACTGATCAAGAGAGTGTGCAACAGCTAAAGCATTTTGTTGCTCAACTGTTAAATATTGTGTTTGTTCTCCAAGCACTTGTGACTGTCCAGTTAATCTTAAATATCCATTACGAAGAAGAGCTAATGATTTTATACCATTTGCAATAAAATTAGCAATCAAACCAAATGTCATAAGTGCTACTGGAGCAATCCCTCCAAGCGTTACTGTAATTACTGTTATTGCTTTTTTAACACCAGATGATAAGTTATTAAATTTTTCAGCGATACTTCCTACAAAATCAAGAATTGGTGTTACTGATTCTAAAAATACTTGTCCAATTGGAACTAATGTTAATCTTAAGTCTTCTACTGCCTTACGAAATTTATTCATAGACGATTCGGCAGTCATTCCTAATTCTGACTCAGCAGTTGCTGCTAAATCCTCAGCAGAATATCCAGCAAGTTCAAGAACACGTGCAGCCTGTGTTCCGCTAGAAGTTACATTTTCAAAAAGTGTTGATAAACGAGCAAATTGAAATTTTCCAAATAATTGCTCAATAGCCCGAGCACGTGTTAATGGATCTAATGTATCTAATGCCTTTGCAAACTCAACAACTGTAGCTCTTAAATTTCCCTGATTACCCTCAACTATTTGCTTTATATTAATTCCCATATTAGCAAGCATTGCAGATGCTTTTTCAGTTGGATTGATTAATGCTGCAAGACCAGACTTTAATGCGTTAGCACCTTCTGATGCATTTACACCACCCTGTTTCATAGCAGTCATAAAAAATGCTAAATCTTTTACATCTCCACCCAGTTGCATGATAACTGGTGCTACTTTAGGAATTGCAGTAGTAATATCATCAAGAGAAACAACTGTTTGGTTTTCAACAGCATTTAAAAAGTTAATAGAGTCTGATAAATCTTCATTTGATAATTTAAAAGCATTTTGCAGAGATATAGTTGTCTCTAGTGCTTTTTGCTGATCAATTTGACCAAGAACTTGTAGTCTTGTTGCTTCAGTTACCTGTCTTTGTAAGTCTATACCCTGAAAACCAGCGGCAGCAGCATCTGCAGCTAAACCAACTGTGCTAGCAACTGAAATTCCATATTGTGTAAATGATTGTCCAAGTGCCTGAACATCTGCAAGAGCCTGATCTCTTTCTTCTGTTGGAGTAAATAAATCTCCATATACTTTTCTAAACTTAAGGGCAGCACTTTCCATATCCATGAATGTTTTTGAAGCAGCAGATCCTAAAGCTATTAATGGAAGTGTAAAACCAACCATAAGCTGACGGCCAGCCCATTGTGTATTTTTACCAAAATTTAATAAATTAGTTGACCCTTGTTTTATAAGTTGATTAAAAATTGCCTGTCTTTGTGCTGCCATCTGAAGCTGAGTTGATATATTAGACATGTCAAGCTGATTTGGAATAATAGCAATAGACCGCATTGCTCCAGAGGCATCTCTGCCCATTTTAATATATTGTGTTTGTAACCTTTTAACACTTTCTTCGGCTACCTTATTTACTGTATCAAATTCAGATTTAAATAAACGACCAAAAGTTTTTGTTGCTCCACCAGCAAAACGAAAATATTCTCGCATTGAGAATTTGTTTTTTTCAAGTGAGTCTGTAAAAGATTCAGCAGTAGTTCTTACTGTTCGCAATTCTGCAGAAAAATTTCCAATAGAATTAACACTATTGATAAAATTTCTCTGCAGATCACGTTGTGCAAGTGCAGCAGCTTCGCTGCTTTTTGATATTGAAGTGTGAAATTGTGATATCTGACGCTGTAAAGCTTTTAATTGTGATAATGCATTTGACGTATCTATATTTACGCCAATATTAGCATTAACGTCAGCCACTTAATTCACCTCTTTTTAAGTTGTTTTACATTTGATTAAGATTATCGGAAGCAGCAAGTTTTGCACCTGAAGCAGCCTCTACAATCTTATAGACAGTTGGCAAATCTAAAACTTCTTCAAGTTTCTCAATGTTCTCAGCCAATTCAGGCTTATATTGCTTCATAGCAATTTGAACACATTCAACAAGAAGAGTCATTGACTTTTCATTATCATCCGCCACTGCCGCAACTCCCTCAAACTTCTTCATAAAAGGACGAAGAAGTGATATTTTGAGAGGACGAACAGAAATCTCTGTTCCGTCAATAAGCGTGAGTTGTTCTGTCTCATACTTAGTTGTAGCCATTATTTCCTCCTATATAGGTTATATCAATTATAGCATAAAGCGCTATTTTTTTTAAATTAAGATTTCATTAAAGATGGGTCTCTCATATCATCATAATCTAGACCCATTCCAATACCAAATCCAGCTTTTTTAGCAGTTGGTCCTTGTAAAGCTAAAACATCATTTCCATCTGCTGTTTTACCCTTACTAAAAACCCTAGCCTTTAAATCTTCCCATTCTTGTTGACCCCTACGTTTTCCATCGCTAGATTCATTATCTAAATTAACTCCCTGTATTGCTGCTAAAAATTTTTTTTCTTCATAATCTATATGTCTTTTACTTGATAAAGTAGCAGTTAATTCTGGCATAGATAATGATATCTCTAAATCTTCATAGTCTTTCCATATACCTAACAAAAAAGCTTCAGACTCTAACTTAACTAAGTCTAATTCATTCCAACTTAATCCACTAGTTGTCGCCTGATCTTTTACCGTATCTTCTGACTTTTTATCAATTTTAATTCCAGCAGCAATATCTATTACTTTATATATTGTTGGCAAATCTATACTATTTTCAAACTCATCTATATTTTTTGATAAAGATGGATAATACTGTTTCATACATATAAATGAACATTCTAGTAAAATTTGAATTGCTTCATCATCGTCTTTTGCTTTTGAAATTTTTTCAAAACTGTGCATAAATTCTCTTAAATATTTTATTTTTAATGGCACAATTTCTATCTCTATGCCATCTATTAAAAATATTTTATCTTTTTTATAAATTTCTGTAGCCATTTTATATATTCTATCATAACAACAAAGCCCATCACTATGGATGGGCCTGTCGTTAATCTAAAATTAGATTATTAGGTTGCTGGGGTCCAAGTACGATCTATGATCTTACCATAGGAAGCCGATGTATCTTCAGGAAGAAGACGGAAAGAAACCTCAAACATAGAAGGTTCGTCACGCTTTGCAGACACAGTTACGTTCTCAATTGAGAGCGCACGGTAAGCAGCGTAAACACGCTCTACATATGCTGAATCTTCGCAATCTCCAGTTCCAGGTCCAACAGCAACAATTCCACGCTCAACTGGACATTCTCCAATGTCACCAGCTGAAAGGTTAAGAGTTTGTCCTGTTGAAGTGGACTTTGTTCCTGATAGTTCATCAGAGCTATAAGCAAGAGCCAAAAGAAGGTTCTCAAGGGTAGCCTCAGCAAAAGCAGTAGCAAGATTTACTTGCATGCCTTGCTTGTACAACTTAGCAACGTCAAGAATTTGATCAACCTGTACTTCACCGAAGTCTGGTTGGAACTGTAATTCAAGACCGTTCATGGTATAGCCCACATTTGTAAAATCTAATTCGTCAGCAAGAGTCTCTTTATAAGACTCGCTTGAAGTAAATGCGGGTAGCGATGTTGAAGTCAGAGTAGTATCTGCTACAAAAAGCGCTGCAGCACCAACAATAATGTTGGTTGACGTACCACGAGTATATGCCATTTTTTCACCTCTACTTTCAATAGAATATATATGAAGTTTTGGCGGGTTTCCTCCCCATAATTATAACAGTATTTTTTAGGTATATGGATAGTTTATAGGATCTTTGGTATGGTAGTCATACTCTATAATTAGTTTATTTGCAAATACCGTTCGGGCAGAGGCTAGCTCAAGAATATCCCTAGTTTCATCAGCTTGATATACTCTTATATTATGAAAATATACATTAAATGGCAATTCTGAGGTAGAAGCATCTGCACAAAATGCATTCATATCTTGGGCCGCTGAGTCTTCACGGTCAAGAGCATCTGTAATAATTCTATGAGCATCCATTATTTTTGAAAGATCTGTACAATATAAATAATAGACAATTTGTTCTCTTTTACGACGATAGAATGGTGTGGGACGAAATCTAATTAATCTTTCATATTGTATTAATAATGGATCATCAATTCCAGGAGCACCTATATAGTTTTTAAAAACTTCTTCTATGTTAGTGGGCGATGTAGGAAATACTGGAGTCATTTGTTCTGTCCCAGCTAAAATACCAAATAACTGAAGTTGACCAACTACATATTGATTAACAAAAAATGGTGGAAATGCTGTATCACGAACATTTGGGGTATATGAACTCATATGCCTATTCTACCTCAATCTTAGCGTTTGCTATCCATTTAAAACCAGTAGATAGACCTTTTGATCTACCCTGTTTTGCACCAGCAGAAATATTTTTCTTATATGCAACTGGTTTATTTATATAATCAAAAATTCCGCTTGACTTTAAAAATGCTTGAGTAAAATATTTTTGCATAAACTCATCAAATATTCTTTCAAAACCACCTTGCACTTGTTCTCCTCCAGGATTTCTAACAGTAATTGGTTTTTTTACAAACACTGTATTTCCACCTTCATAAAATCTTAATGGCCTATTTCCTTTTGGCTTTATTACAACTGGTATACCCTTTTCCATAATTCTTGCTTTATCGTAAAATGGTTTTGATGAGTCTGCTTTAACAGTAGTAGATTGTTTAAAGGTTGCATTTACTGATAAACCAATATTGCTAACGGTATACTGTAAATCAAATAATCTTGATTCTGGACTTCCAGTTCTATACCATTCATATACATGGTGTAGTGCTAATGAGTTTGACTTTGCTTCAACATCTATGTATTGACCTAAAACATATATTAAACCATTGCCAAGATTATCTAAAAAAATCTTTTTCCCACGCTGAACTCCATCTAAAAAACCAAATGAATAGTTAACAACATTTATTAATGTTTTTTCTAAACTATTTGTAGTAAGTGATACACGCATTAGTCGCCTACTGCTTGATTTTCAGTTCTTCTCAAAAGAATTTTAAAATATTCAATAGACCCAAACGGACCAATAAATGGTTCAACGGTAGCAACTTCATATATCGTACCTTTGTTATTTCTTGGCCCTGCTGTTTCTTTATATATTAAAATATTATCTGTAGATCTTATATTCGTTATTAAAATGTTTGTTAATGCATTATTTTCATTATTAGAAGAAATTCTAATATCAGATTTAGATCTTGATATTAATTTATTTTCATATTGTAAAAACTCTGCAGGCTTAATATCCTCTGTGCCAGCTCCTCCAGCTGGGGTTGCATTAATAGAAACTGTTCTATCAAATACCCAATTCTTATTGGGTTGTCCATATTGATTTTGTGTGATTATTGGATAATATATATCAGCTTTCATGGGAAAAATAAAATCAACATCACAAGAGTTCATTATAAAACTCCTGGTGTGCCAAAATTTGTAATATATTTCTGTAGTATCTTATCTACCAAGATGTTTCCTGTTCCATCTAAAGCAGACTTATCAATTTGAATCTTGTACTGATCTGTATTATATGATGTTATATATCTTTTGTGATATTCCATTTTGCCACATTTAATATCATTAATTAACATTAATGCTGCATCTTTAATATCATATGGAACTACTTTATACCCAGTTTCCAGAGAGAATAAATAATTCCATCCTGTTGGAAAAGTTACTCCTGGAGCAACTGCAAATGTAACAGTGCTATCTTCTGTATCATACAAATAATAAGAATCTGATTCTGAAAGAGGTACACCTTTAGGAGTTCCTACTTGACGAATGTATGAGTCTTCTTGCTGCACCCAATCTTTTATAATTGCTGTTTTATCTTTTGTAAGTAAATAATTCCATTGCCCCTGTGCTTGCGGACTATCATTATAGTCCCAGGCAAGTTCATTATTTTCATATGCCTTTAATATTTTATAAGTGCGATCCCAAACTGGCATAAAATCAGTTCCATTTCCAGACGTTTCATACCATGATCTTTCATAATAAAATCCGCCAGGTACAATTGAATCTATAATTGCTCTAGCAAGACCTTCGTGTGCAGTGTACTCTGCTATTTCTGTAGCGGTAGTTCCAAGAGTTTTTGGATCCACATATGGTCTCATAACCTCAAGATTATCTTCTACAATAATTTCTGCTTGTTCGCCTTCATCAGATTCATAAATTGCTAAATAGTATGATTCATCATAAGTGCTAAAAAGAGATGGAAGCGTATACTCTAGTTTAGAATCTGCAGTTGATGCTATTGTTTCTTCTACCTCTACCACATTTCTTGAGCTGTCTTGAATAACTAAAATATAATCTGTTTCCGCTAGTGGAACATCATATGATATAGAGAGCGGATATGGTGGTAAGCGTAGTAGTTGCATTAGATTTTACCGTAATACTTGGCCACTTCTTCTGGTGTTGCTTGACGAACACTCTTGTGAGTTAGCCATTTAACGGATGCCTCCTTTGTAATTATATTATAGCCCTTTTCAAGAGCCCCCACCCCATTCCAATGAATATTGCGATTTGAATAAACAGCAACTTTTTCTTTTGGATTTTCTACTTTCTTAGATTCTTTTTTTTCATCTTCTCTAGGAACAAAAGGCAATATGGCCTCTAATATTTCTATCTTTGTATTTGCACCAACTAAATCTATTTTATTTTTTTTTGCATATGACTTTAATTGTGGCATTGTCATTTTACTAAATTTATCTACTACTTCTTTTGTTGTTGACATAAATCCTCCACTGCTATTATATCAGAGTTACTATCTTCTAAATGTTTGTGGTTTTCTTATACCAGCAGGAGTTCCACTCATTATTATATTTTCTCCAAAGTTTGCTGTAGGGATACACCCCATTGCAAATCTTTCTGTAATAATTCCATTGGGTCCACTAATAACTGTTCCTATGCCACCAGCAGCTATTGCTCCATCACCACTGTGTTGATGATTTATAGTTGGATTTCCTGGATATGACATTTGTTCTCCTAATGATTAAGGAGGGCAACTTACGCTGCCCTCCCTAAACTTTTAGTTTTTACAAACTATGCGGTTGGGTCAACTGCTGCATCCGCATAAGCGACTGCATCAAGCTCTTCCCATTGCAAACCAAAGCGGACGAATACTGTGTATTCAATTGTATCCTTCTTTGGCTTGTATTCACGATTTACCGTGATATCACGCTGGAAGCCCCATACACGGTTGGCAGGGAATGTTAGGTCAACATATCCGCCTGGGTAATAAGGAACTTCTTGAACGTCAATTCCGAGAACACGGGTTGTACGTGCTCCACCGAATGTTTGTGCAGCACCATCAAGATATGCTTGACGGTTGCGCTCTGTACCACCAGTGCGTGGAGCAAAAGCTTCAGCAATAGCGTCAGCAAGTGTACCGTTGTTCTTTACGATACCCTGGAATGCGTCAGTACCAGCATAGAACTTAAGATTAGTCTTAAGTGCACGATACTTACGTGGCATTGCAAGAATAATATCCTGCATTACCTCTGTAGTCCAGGCATCGTCAGAAACAGTAACAACTGCTTCATGAGCATCTGAACCATCTACAACTTTTGGAACGAAACCTTCCATAATAGAGAGGAATGCTCCATCTCCACCATTTCCAGTACCGTTAATTGCTAGATCTTCAATATCATTAGCAAATGCATTGGTCATCAAGCGAACTAGATGATCTTCCAACGCACCTCCTTCAATATTGTCTTCAAGCGCTTCAGTAGATACTTCCCAATCAAGACGAATCTTTTTGGTTGTTAGCTCTACCTTTGTGAATGTAGCACCAGCGTTTGTATAATCGTTGCTTGCTTGTGCAGCAGCACGAATAACACGCTCACCAACGTTAACTTTTTCAAGTTCCATGGTGTTTGCTCGCATTGTAACTCTACGACCATCTTTGGCGAGAACTGTTGCATCCCACACATAGTCAATGAAGCGGCGAGCCTGCTCTGGAAGGAGAATACCACCTGGAGTACCAGTAGGATTTACTGCGTTTGCTCCAGTCGTAGCACCCCATTCAGGTGTAGCGATATTACCTAGGTTAGCACCAATATCAGATGTGCTTGGGCTTGTAGCCGTTGCACCTCCAATATCACCTGATGCAAAAGCACCATCACCACCATGTTGATGGGATATGGTTGGAGCACCTGGATAATTCTTTACGATTTCTTGTTCCGACATATTGTTCACCTCCTAGTGAATTTACCTTTAGTTAAATAGGTCGGCATTTGTGAGGAAACGACCGCCCCATAGGGATTTTTGAACCTGTTTTACAACAGGCTCCTGTACGATCTCGCCTAGATCGCCAGACTTGCGGAAAGCCGTATCTTTTTCAACAAGATCTACTCGCTTTCCAAACTCATTAAAAGTTCCCTTTACTTGGCTTACCTCACTTGCTACAGACTTTACTTCGCCTGTAACTGTTTCAAGGGACTTTGTTATTGCATCAACATTTGCTTGCATAGCTTTTACTGTTTCTGCAAGATTGCTCAAGGCATTAGTTACAGAGGTATTAATTTCTGAAACAGACTTTGCAATTTCAGCAGCTGTATCAACAACTGCATCAACTGCTTTTTCTGCTATATCATCAATAGCAGGAGCATCCACTGCAGCTACTGCTTCCTCTGCCACTGGCTCTGCTGCTGGAACATCTGCAGAAACTTCTGCTGGTGCTTCTTCTGCTGGAGCCTCTGGAGCAACCTCAACATTTGGAACAACTGACTCACCCTCAGCAAGCAATGCTGGAGCTGTCTCTTTTGTTTCTTCTGTCATAGGATTTTCCTCCTTTGTTATCTTAATTGTCTTAATGCCTTTTGCACTATCAACTAAGAACTTTAGTGTTTCTGTATCATTTTGATCTTCAACAAATCCAATATTTTTCATTGTGTCATTGCAAGATGGACAATTTTCGTCAGACTCTTTTGATAGTCTAACTATGTCATCTGAACCGCACCAGTAAACTGTATCTACAACAGCTTTTGCAAGAAAACCACCAAGCTGTCCTTTTTCAATAGAAATTACATTGGCAAACTGGTTTGCTGGATTATCTACTAGAGACAATTCATGCAGATCATATTCTTTAATTATACGCACTGATTTATCAATTTTTTCATCATACATGTCATCAGACTTTGTAATATTTCCACCAATTGAAAATCCAGTTAAAGTACCGTCAAGAACTTTCTCCCAAGTATCTTGGGCTCCTTTTGAAACATATGCGGAAACATATACTCCACTATAAAACTTTTTTTCTCTAGGATCAAAATAACGATCTTCTTTAAATGAAACAACCTTTCCTACAGCACTAGGCTGATGCATTTCACGAAGGTTGCCACGGAATTTCTTAACTGCGTCTATACTTGCTTCAGTTGTGACAATATCGCCCTGCTTGTCTACATTGTCCAATGTAGCAAAGCCAGAAACGATACGACGCTCTTGGTCTACTTTGCCAATAGGCATAGAGAAGCGAACATTGTCGCCATCTGTAGTCCATTGTGCTTTATTTATAATCATGGCAGGTTAATTATATCATTACTTTATAATAGTTTCTCAACTATTGAGATGATCTTCCCTCTCCTTGTGGATTTCTTCCAGATATTGTAGTTGGGGAATCTGAGTTATTATTTGTTCTTTCTGCATCTCTTTCTCTGTTACCCGCCAAGTCTGCCCTAGCATCTGTAGCCTGTCTTGGAGACATAATAAACGGATCATCTCCGTCAGGTCTTTGTGACATATTTAGCATTTCACGAGCCTCATTAGGAGTAATAACTTGAGTTTTAACATATCGCTCAATAATCTGAGATTGTGCTATTTCATCTGTTAGTGTAAGTTCATTAAACTTTAACTGTAAAATATCAGTTTTCTCACGAATAATTTTATTTATTACCTTTTCAATATTTCTTTGTTCTGGTCTAGCTACCTGCTCTTTAAAGGTACGGTCTTGGGACATAGCAGCAGCAATAGCAGCAGAGTCAGATCCGCCCAACTTAGAGATAGGTACTTGATGAGCAATTAATATTTCATCACGATTTTGCTTACGATACTTTTCAAATGAACCTTCTTGAACACCGCTTTCAATTGGCTGCATACTAAACTCAACCTTGTTATTATCTGTATCTCCAGGAAGTGGGATATAGAGTGTTCTGTGGTTTTGTCCTTTAAGTCCAGTCTGCATAAATCTAAACATTTTATCTTCAGCATCTGCAGAAAGCTTTGCACCTTTAACCGTAATAATATATCTTGGAACTGCTTTGTTTTGAAAGTAGTCAATATTGTATTGAGATGCAAGTGAATCTCCAACTACCGCCTGAATTGCGGAAAGAATATCTGGAACTCCATAAAACGTATTTAATGGAGAATAAGATTTATAATGAATAATTTCATTTGGCCTTGGATCAGATGTAATTGGGTTTTGATTTTTTGCTCCAAAATTACGGAAATAAACTAGCTTTTGACCAATAATCTGAACAAAACCATCACGAAGACGACGAACACGAACGGTAGTTGCTGGAATATGACCAATATATCCAATATCTCCACTTACTGTTCTTCCTACTTCAAGGAATCCATTTCCAGTTGCTTGGACATCTGTATAAAATTTGACCATAGTTTGTTCAAAACTATCATCATCATTTAAAGATTCTAACCAGTCACGTACTTCTAACTTTAATCTTTCAATACGACGACGTGCTCTTTCAACCTGACCATCGTCATCATTCATTTCAAAACGAAGCATTGTACGGTCTGTAATTTCAAAATCATATCCCAAGCCAACAACATTTTCTACCTTTGCATCAATAGCAGCATGATTAGCAAAAGAATTATCATAATAGCTTGCTAGTTCATACATGTTGTATGGTGGTGTAATTACATCAAATAATCCGTATCCATTTCTATATACCGTTCCAGGATTGATCTGTTTAGAGTATGTTCCGTCTTTTCCTGCAGGCACAGAATTTGCTGCTGCAAGATATGCTGGAGTAGGATTTACTGCTGGATATCTTGGATCATATCCATTTGTACTAGAACTTGGACTAACATATTTAGAAACGCTTCTTGTTGTTCTGCGTTTAAAATTAATATCAATTCCAGCTAAATCTTTTAATTCATCCCATGACTTTGAAAATGGATCACTATTTAAAAATGGACTTTCTTCATCTGTTTGAGTATGTAGACTTGCTTGTATATGATCAAAATCTTTATTCATTTTCGTAAGCATCTCTTCCGTGAGTATTTAATGTATCCTGTGCTGCCTTCCATGCGCCAAGATCGTTCATTGATGGGATTAAACCATTTTTCATTCTATCAACCTGCTCAGTATATTCATCATCGCTAATTCTTGTAAGTCCAGGAACAAATACTGCCTTGCCATCACCTGGATCACCATAATGCATGGCAGCCTGCTTAAGCTTTGTTATTTGAGAAATATCACCCTTCATAGAGGGAATATTCAATACATTGCCATCATTATCTGTAAACCATTTTCCATTAGATTTTTTATAAACATATAGTCCCCAGTCATATGACTTATCTATGACCTTTCTACGTACATTTTGAACAATTGGTTTACCAGTTTTTTGACTAATCAAAGGATTCATATACTAAAGTATACCAGATTATACTGGTGTTCCGACTCTAATGGTCCATATTGTGTCATTATATATCTTAAGGTTTTCAGCATCAAATATCATACCCTCTTCATCATCAAATATAATTTTATTAGTTCCTATATATGTATCATATACCTTAGAGGGGTCCACTCCATATAAGTCTGCAGACGACACAACCAATACTTCTTGCCAAGTATAGCTTTCCTTCCAATAAGACCAATCGCCTTCTGAATTAACACGTGCCCATGGTCTTAAAATATTACTCTGAACCTGCTGTAAATTATTTGCTTGATAAAAAGCAATATTATTAAATACTAATGGCCCAGTTAAATTAATTGCTCCAAGAAACGCATCAAATATTAAGTTAGAAGCAAACTTAAGACCAATAACGCTCCACTCTCCAACAGTCAATACTGGAGAGTCTACATAATATCCATTTTGATAGTATGAAATATTTGTTATTTCTTGCCCAGTTGATACACTTTTAGCAAATATTTTTGCTCTAGTTCCAGACTCGTTTGTAGCAACACTGTAAAATTTAAAAGTATCATCTTTGTGCACTATTTCAAAAATTTCTACTGGTACTCCAGAAAATCTTTCTAGATCATATCTCATCCATATTTGTGAAGCACTTACTCTATATTCACTTGCAATTGTTGAATTAACTGGAATTGCTATACCACGGCTAACCTGACTATCAAAATCTCCACGAAGTTCTATTCCAGATTTTCTATTTAAATATAAATATGGAGTGCTTCCTTTATATATACTATATGGGTTTGCTGTTTTATAATCAAAATATAGTCCAGCCTTAGTAAATGGAAAAACATTAATTCCAAATCTAGTTCCTACTGGATTAAATGAATTATCGTTGAATGCTTGTGATGCTACTTCTAGTTTTTTAAGTTTTATGGGTTTTGTTAGTATACCCCGACTATTAAACTCTACTCTATTAACAATAGCTAATTTATTAAAGTTTACAGTTTTTGTTGGATATATTAGTGTATTATCTATTGTTTCAAATTTTGTGGTAAGCCAATTTGGATAATCATCTAGAGAAATAATAGATCCTTCTCTAGCTGGCTCGGTATTTGTAAAATAACTCTGTGGTTTATTTGATCCATCTTTTACATATTGAAATGTCACATATGTTCTAATTACCGAATCTGATGTATCATATTCATAATATTTCTCAGTCTTTTGATTCATATCTTCATAATTATTCCAGCCAGTAAATAGAAAATTATCTAATTGATAATATGTTTTTTGAGAGGGATGAGCATATGATTCTTTTAATTGATCATATGTCCATGATCCTACTGTTTCATATTCTGCCAATTTTGTAGGTGATGGACTTGCTATATTAAATTGTAAAAAGTCTAAATCATAATATTTATTGCCGACATCATTGGTTACAAACTGTGCAAAATATGATAGTGGTAGATAGTCTTCCCAAAATCCAGATACGCCTATATCTAGGTAATATGTCTCGTATGCTTCAGATGGAAGAATTGTATAACTGGCCGTGTGTGCTAATAATTCATTTGCATTTTCAGATTCTTCTGACCCAGTAGCTAAATAACTATCAAGTATTGCCGTACCATTTTCTTCAAAGTTATTAATAATTTCATCTGCATTATACTGTGTTGATATTCCTATAGAATATATTTTTCCAGTAAATTGATAAAGATTTGTATCGTCTCCAGCAACATACATTTGCAAATTACTTTGATTTCCAAAAAATGAAATTACGTTACTTCCAAAATAATTTATTAACTCTTCTATTTGTATACCTACAGCATATTTTTCATCTTCAACGATTATTCCAGTTGTGTGAAGAATTTGCTCTGTTCCATTAAAATTCAATAAGTATACAATTTCATCAAGATCTTTTTTAATAGCAAAATAATTTAAAGTATTTGGATTATAAATTTTAAACAATATTTCTTCTGTTGTTAGATCGTCAGAACTGAATACTCCATAAATTGCACCTATGGATGAATTAATAACATTGAGTTTTGGAAAGTTAAAATAACACTGGGTAGTGTCCCATCCATTATTAGGTCTAAATGTTATAAACTTGTCTCCCGAAGACTGAATGTCTTGGTTATCATCGTATAATTCTTGTATTGTTTTATCTTGTAAAAATATATCTGGTAAAGAATACTGCGGTGTTTCTAAAGAAAAACTAGTTGTAGTTAAATTGTCAAAACTTCCTTGCTCCCATCTAGCAAAGTCTGGATAGTTATAGTTTGCAGTATAGTCAGCAAAAGTGTAATCTATAAAAGCTTGAGTACCACCATATGCTGAATTTATTGCCTCTGGAGATACAACTCCCTGTCCATAAACATATCTTCTTTTTGCAACATTAACCGAAACGGCATATGAATAAATTGCAATACAATCAATTTCAATAGGGCTAACATCTTCATAGCAATAAAAGCCAAGCCAGTCTTGGTTTTTATCATTTATATCATATTCATCGGGTAATGACAAGGATGCAAAGTCTACTGAAAAAGATATTACTTCTTCTCCATTTATTAAGACACTAGCATTATTACGAATTAGCTTAATATGAATAAGCATTGGTCTAAACCATTCACCAACAAAATATGATGCAAATTTATTTCCAATAACTAAAGTTAAAAATCCAGATTCTACATATAAACCATCTGTAGATGCTACTGGACCAAAAATTCTTTTAGGGGTATATGCATTAGAGTTCACACGCATCCAAAATTCAACAGTATAATCTTTATATTGACCTATCTTATTTAAAAATCCATATCCAGGAACTATCATTGATGGATCTTCGTCTGGATTTGGGAAAAGTTTAGTTACTGCATTTGATCCGTATACCATCGGAACACTACTATTCTTTGCTAATAAAGAATTATCTTTTACTAAATAATATCCTACATCACCTGCTAGACCATATGGATCTGCTTCTATACAATTTGTTGCCAATGGAGTTATTGATACTGGAAATGTTATTGGTGATACACCTAAAGATGTCGCATTAAATTCTTCTGACCACTGACCAGCGGTTATTCCATTTACATAAAAATCATAATTAACGCTAGATGTTGTAGAATTGTTAACATTAAATTTTAAAACTACTCTGAAATCTGTATTTTCTTGAGGAATACTAAAAGTTCCAGATATGAAGGTCCATTGTTGAAAATTATCTATGGACATAGTTTCTAGCTCTTGAACAATTTGAGAAGTACTTGTATCTGTATACTCGTATCCAATTGATACAGATTCTAAAAATACGCTATTAGAATAAAAGTATGTGCCTATTGAAATATTTTCAAGATCATAGTTTAGTGTTGAAAAGTTTGCTAAATCTGGACTAACACATGTTAGTATTTCTGATGTACTTCCTGCTACTGTTCCTTCTAAAAGACTTAACTCACTATCTAAAAATGGCTGTCCAATTGAAGATGTTGATGCAGTAGCAGTTCCATTGGTAACTGTCCATCCATCAGATATATCTCTTTGACCTTCTGTTATTAATGATACATAGTTTGCATTATCATCTAAAGCCCATAATATAATCGGATGTTCCGAGTATATTTTTTCTGCATACAAATTAGATGGGGTAGTCATTAATTTCTCCTACCCCAATTATAGCAGTTAAGATATTTTAATCATGCATGTATCTGTAGTACAGTATGCTTCGCCTTCAGCTTCTAGATTATCTACCCCGTCATAAATAGCAGACCAATTAATCTTCTTAATCTGTCCAATATATTCGTTATATTCATCCTTTGTAATCTGAGTATATGGCTGTTGTGGATATGTCTTATTACCCATTGGCAAGAAGGATACCGCTTTTAACTGACCTTCATACATATGAAGTGCTGGAGCAACATGTTTTGTTTCTGTTTCCTTATCAAATGAAAGGGTAACTGAAACTCCATTATCTGACCAATATTTTTGAGTTGTTGCAGCAAGTGCAATTTTCTCAAATAATGTTACATCTTTTTCAGAACGTGGATGTCCCGAGTGTACTGGGAAATATACAACTGTTGTATTGGCAGATACTAGATCTGATTCCATTTTATACCCTGCTGCTTTAAACAAGCTAATCATTGGATCTTGATTGCCAAAGCGAATTGCACGAAGAAAGAAGTTTCCTCCTGGACCCCAATGAACTCCTGGAGTTGCACCAGATAGCAATGATACTGAACCAGAAGGCTTAACTGTTGTTACACGAATTGACTCACGAACGCATAACCACTCAGAATACGAATGATCATATTTACGTATTGTCTTGTATCCTTCATCCATCCATTCACGAACTGCTGGCAAACCTTTTTGGTCTGCAAAAGATGCAATACCAGTAAGAGATGTTCCAATACGACGGTTGCGCTGCATAATACCATTTGTAATCTGCCAATGTGTTGGAACAAGAGTGACTGTTTTACCATACAAATATGCAAACTTTAAAGTACGCAAGAAATCTTCTTTAGATTCATGACGATTTAGGTGTACTTCAACAAGTGTGCAAAGTTCATAAGATTCTAAGGGTTGCTCTGCACAAGGATTAAAGCCCATTACACGATAATCTTTTCCATCTGCAGGATCTGCAAGACGACCAAAGTTACGAGCAACATCAAGCCAAATAAATCCTGGCTCTCCATTATCTGCAATTAAATCTACATAATCTTCATATTTAGTTCCTACAGCAGCAGCAATAGAATTATTGCTCATCCATGCCCATCCAGGATTTTCTGGGTCAAATGAATTTCTATCAGGAAATACTTCTGCATTTTTTAAATTAATAAAGTCTTTATCTTCTGGAGAACCAAGTGCTAGCGTGGCAGAACGACGAACATTTCCAGCAACTACACATGTTCCGATAAGATTAACAATATCTACAATTGCACGAGAGTCAAGAGTTTCTCCTGGTCTGTCGCCAATAACAATACGTAAAGTATCGTGTAGCTTAATTAATGGGGCTGGTCCAGAGGCGGTACCGCCGAAACCTTTAATAGGAGCACCCAATGGTCTAATCAAAGAATAGTCAAAATTGATTTTAGCCTGACCTTGTTTTAAATATGAATTGAGTAGTAATCTTACAGACTCTACCCATCCTTCTCTTGTATCAGGAATTACATATGTTATTTCTTCTTTGGTATTGGCATATATTTCCATACCCTTTTCTTGTCCAAGGGTGTCAAATCCTACCCCTACCCCAAGCATCAAGGCATCCATAACCCAGCCAAAAAGGGCGCCAGGATCGTTTCTATCAATGTCCCTAGTAGATACCATGGCACAGTTCTGCAAGGCTGCTGAATTGCGTCTCTCCATCGTCATAGGGGTACCAAAAGCCCATAGCCCACGTCCTGGAGGAGTCCACTTCAAGTTAAACATACGGTCATAGGCTTCTTGAGCAGACTTTTGAGCTTTGTTGTCATTCCATGGCAAACGATTTTCTTTTGCATGGTTTTTTTGTACTGAATACATACCTTCAATTACACGCTTACAAACCTCATGCCAGCGTTCTTTTGTACCGTCTTCTTTGACTCGTGAGTATGTGCGGATAAAAGTAATCTCTCCTAAAGAGTTGCCGCCAGCGTCGGTAAAACCAAAAGGAGCCTCAATATCTTTATATTTATTTACAAATTCATCCAACAATCTAAAAGAAAATACATCTGACATTTAAAATTAAAACCTCTCACTAAAAATATTAATAGAACTTTACAAAATGCAAAGTACTCTAAGTATATCAGAAAATTTTACTAATTAGAAACTTGTTTTATAACGTTTATATAAAGTTTAAACATTAAGTTTAGGTTAAGTACTATTAATAAAAATAAGTACTATTCGGAAAGATCCCCTACTGCTACCCACGTATTAGCAGCTCTTTTTATGATGGTAACAGCAGACCATTGAGATCTTAGTTTAAGGCCAGGTGTTCCATTTACAGTTGTTGTTCCTGGAGTTACTGCTGCAATTGTTATCTGTCCAGAGCCTGTTTGAAGAATATTTAATTGAGTGCCTATTGGAAAATTTGTAGTTGCATCCGTTGGTATTTGAAATGTTCCAGCAGTTGCGCCATTGCTTAACTCAAGCCATTTATCTTTATCTGTCAGTACTGCCGTATAAGCATTTGTAGTAAATGAGGGTGTAGAAATTATTAAATTAGATGATGAAAATTCTACCGCATTTGTTCCGTCGCCAACAATGATTTTATCATTAGTAGCATCAAAGGCTATTCTTCCTGATGTTGTTGATGAAGTTGATGATAGCGTAAGTGTTGGAGTTGTGACGGTAGGAGAAGATAATGTTTTATTAGTTAGTGTTTGTGTAGCACTTTCAGTGACAACATTTTGATTATTTACGGTTGCGGTTGATCCCTCAACGACTAATCCGTTTTTTATACGAAAGTCTCTATTAGTAGTTGCCACTGAAGTTCACTATCCCCTCGTGGTTCACTTTACGCCTCTATTAGCGTTTTGTGTACCTTTACTGTTGTTGTTCCAGTTGCTGTTACTTTCAAACGAACATTTCCGCTATCATAATCAGCATCTGTTGTACCAATTTGTGCATTACTTTGAATATCTGCATATTCAGTTAAATATACATTGTTATTTCCATCAATAGTCACTAGAACTTCTAGAACTTCAATATCATTACCATCCCGCATTTGCACAATATATTTTGCACTCTTATAGTTTGTTGCTGACCAAGAATCTACCACAGTAGCGCTTGTACCTGATAAGCTTGTGGTAGCAGTTCCTATTAAAGCATCTGTTAATATAATTGAACCTGCTGTTAACGATCCACTGCCAACTGATAAGCCAGCAAAAGTTGGGCTAGATGTTGACGCAATACTTTGTGGAAGTGACAGTGTTACTGATCCAGTAGATGTATTTGCTGAAACTTGATCAGCAGTTCCAGCAATACTTGTTACACCAGTATTTCCAATTGTAAGGATATTGCTTGTTGATGCATATGAAACACTAATTCCTGTAGTAGATGTTACTGCATTACCAAATCCATCTATAGCAGTTTCAATATCTGATGTAAATGCAACG